CGGTGCGCGTGGAGCATCCCTTCCGCGAGAGCCGCCGAGTTTTCGCGCAGGTAATCGCGGAATGACCCGGCATCCATGGCATGAATATGGAAATGATTTGTTGAGCTCGTGGATGATCCCGTCATACTCCGAATAGACTCGGCGAGCGGTGCGGGGAGGATCATCTCGTTCTTGTGCACCATCGCCATCTGATCCTCCGGCACCTGCGCCCAGCCGCCGGCGGCCGAGGCCACGCGCCCCGCCCAGGAGGCGATTAATGCGCCTGCTGCAATCGCCATGACAGGTGCAAGAAATGGACCGACATAGGGGATGCTGGCAATCGCTGAGTAAACGCCTGCCATGACTGCCCACATCTGCATGAGTATTTTTTTCGACACGGTCAATGCGGTGCTTATCAAGCTCTTTTTGTTCGCGGCATCCTCGACTGCCGTGCGGGTGGTAGTCCCGACGACAGTCGCCGAGGTCTGCGCAATCTCAGTTGCGATATGTTTTACAAGTTTCCGCTCTTCCATGCCGATGAATTCCAGAAGGATCGACTGGAAGATGTTACGCATGGCGTTGTGCAGCGTCGTGGTGCCTCGGATGATGCCTTTGATCGATTGGTCAAAGGCCCGCGAGATCGAATCCAGTGTCTTGATCCACTGGTTACGGATCGCAAGCTGCTCCTTGTTGCCGAGCCCAATCATGGCCTCGTCGTGCTTCTGTTTCAGCAGAGCCAGTTCGTTCTGAATTTTCTTGTAATAGGCCGGCTTCTCGCCTTGCAGGCCGAGTTCCTTCTGGAGTGTTGCGCGCTCAAGCGCGTACTTCTCATTCTCGAACTTTGCAAGGTCTGCGTATTGCTGGCGCAGTCCCTCCTGACCCATTGCCACCCGATGCTCCATGGCCTGCTTGGCTATGGCGATCTGCCCGAGTGCGAGCTTCTGCGACTGTTGCAAGGCCGCCGTGGTGGCCTGATTGTCCGCTGCCTGCTGGGCAGCAAGCGATTTCATCAACTGGCCCGTGATGTCGAACACGTTCCCCCCGCCAGCAGCCCCCGATTTTGGCGCGGCATAGCGCTTGTTGATGTCAGCAACCGATTGCTGATAACGGGCGCCCCCAAATTTCCCGTTTGAGTATGTAAACCCCTTTTCCAGAGTTCCGGCCGCCGCTGCGGCCTTGATCTCCCGCTGTAGCTTGAGGATCGCTTGCAACCGCTCTTGCTCGCGCGTCAGACCTTGGTTTCTGAGAGCCTGGGCAGCCGTTATTCCTTCCTGTAAGGTTTTCTCGTGCTGTGATTTATTCGCCGCATCTATCTTCTTTTGGATACTCTGCGTCAACAAAACAGCTTGCTGCACCATCAGATCATTTAGGTCTTTCTGAGCCTGGACTCCAGCCCCTCTTTGATAGGGGACGTAGCCCGCAATACCCAGCCAGTGGCCGGCACCGCTATTGATTGCATCCAGTTTCGCTTTTGCATTCGCGATCTTGGTCGTCAAGTCGTCAATGCGCTGGGCTAGGGTGCTTGTTGCACCAAGGCTCGTCACTGTGTGCCAGGCGCGGCTGAAGGCATGTCCAATGGAATGCGCCGCCTTTATCAGAATGCCCTCATTTTTCTCCACGTTCGCCGTGCGCCTGTCCATTGCGGATGCCAGAGCATCCTGTGCGACGCTCGCCGCTTTCTGTGTGTCGCCTGCCTGCTGGAGGGCAACTATATGGTTGAAGACCTCGGCTGTCAGGAAGTGATACTGCGCATTGAGTTTTGACGCCGCCCGTACTGGGTCTTGACCCAAAGAATCAAACATCTTCACGGCGGCGCCGACCTTGATGTCCAAAAGCTCCATCGCAGAGGCGACGCCAGTTGCGACCGTCTGCATTTGCTCGCCGGTGTATCGACCGGTAGCGGCTACTGCGTTTAACGCATCGTTGGCGGTTCCTATGCTGACATCGCTTACACGTGCAATCTCATTGCCCATCGCCTCATATTGGCCTTTCGTAACCCCGAGGATTCCGCCGGTCTTCTGGAACAACTCGTCTAGTTTCTTCTGGCGCGCCTCCGCGCCGATGAAAACAGCCGTAAGACCGGCTACTGCAACCGTTACACCTATGATTGCTAACCCCAGTGGGGACATAGCTTTTTCAAGCAGTCCGCTGTACCGGGCCATGTTTAGAAGCGATCCGCTCATCCGGTGGTATCGATGCTGCAAAAGCTCATCGAGCAGCACAGTGGCTTCACGCGTCGTATTGGAGTTCACCATTGCAAGTGTTGCCGCATCATGCGCTGCGGCATTCTCCAAGGTGGCCGCTGTATCTTCGGTGTTTGCCGCTATCTCCTCGCGCATCGCATCAACAGAAACTTGCGTAGCCGCCGAGTTCACTTCGCGCGCAGCGGCCATGTCACGCTGTGCCTGCTCGCTTGCCAGATAGGCCGTGCTCTGTATCTCGCCCAGCCTCGCAGATTCCGCGATCTGCTCATCAATGGACTTGGACCGACGCGCCCGCTCAGCAGCCAGTATCGCCTCCAGCTTCTGCGCCTCAGCCTGACGGGCTGCGACTGTCGAGTCAGCTCCGGCCTTGACCGCTGATGACTGAGCGGCCATCGCAGCGGTGACCTGCGCCGTCATCTCGTCAATGGACGCCTGTACCTTGGCGGTCGCTGCATCTATCTGCGCACTGGCCGCCTCCGTTCCGCCAGCCGCTTCCTGCATCTTCGCTTGGAAGTCGGCAATGACTGCCCGCAGTACGACGCTGATTTCGCTAATGTCAGCCATTTCCCATCATCTCCAGCAGCTTCCCGAAATCATCGCCGTCCTCCTGCACCTTTGGCGGCTCTCCGCATATCGCGAGCGAAAGACGGTAAGCCGATACGCCAACCGGGGGAACCTTCTCGAAGTACCTCAGTATCTCGTTCACCCGGGGCAACGTCATTTCCTCATCAATGTAGTCATACGTCCACCCCGTGCATGCGATCAAGTACCCGTAGAGGCTCCCCCAGTCGATTCCCCCATCGGCTCACCGCCTGACTCCTTGCCCGCTACGCCGGATTGACCACACACGAGCGCCGTGAGTTTTGGCAGAAGCGCCATATCCACCGTATCCAGAATGTCATCCGGTGAGATATTCGGATAATTGCGCTTTAGCGCCCGCTGGATAATCTTCACCGAAGCATCGATCTCGGCCTCCACGTCACGCGGCCCATCGCTGTTACCCGCACGCTCAAACTCAGGCTTGAGTTCTTTTAGCGCCCGCAGGTTGAGCGGGGGCACGGTCAGCACGTGCCCCCCGACGTTGACCTCGGTGCCAGGCACCAGCTTGTCGTTCGCTTCAAAGCTCATAAAGCCCCCTTACTCGGCCAAGCCGACAGTCATGACATCACCCGCAGCGTCGGCGAAGGCGCTGAAATCGAACTCGTCGATGTTCCAGTCACTCATCTTGGACGCAACAGTCAACTTGGACGCCATGCAGCGCTTGAGTTCCAGATAATACTGCTGACTGTTGTAGGTCGTGTTGAACCGAGCGATGAAGAACGGGGAGGCGCCCTGTAGTTGGTTCGTGACAGAGAGCGTGTATCCAGACCCTGTCACCGTGTAGCTGTAGTTGAGCTTCACATCGACCCCGGAGTCGCCCGTTGAGAATGTGTACACGCCCGTCGAGGGGTCAACAGAGTAGGAGCCTGTAGCCTCACTTCCGGCGGCCACGCGCGTGAACGCGATACCGGTAGCGGCGTAGGTGACGCCCCAATCCTCGACAAACGTCGCGGCGTTTGCTGCCGTCACCGTCCACGGCGTCGTGCTTGGGATCGAAGCCGCCTCTTCCTCGGCGCCCACCGTCTGGCCTGAGGTCATCGTGGAACCGAAGAACAGGTCGTTGTAGATTACGCCATCGATCTGTGCGAACTTTGCCTTGCCCGTGATTTTGCCCTCACCGCGCGCAATCGCGATAGGGAACTGATACTGACCGAACAACTCCTTGGCTGTGAAGCTGATGTCCACGTTCACGTCCTGCAAGCCGCCGAAGCGCACCGGCGTGGAGTTGGCGGCCGTGTTGACTCCGTACAGGGAGCCCGTGCCGAATTTAAGCTGCATTGTCGTTTACCTCTTCATCTGCGGCCGCGGGGGCCGGCGAAACAATGGCCTTGACATCTGCTTTGAGCGTGCCAAAGATCGACTGCAAGTGATTGAATGCCTCGGTGTTGCGCGAGACGGGAGAGTTCTGCACGTGTCGCGTCCACCAGGCATCCATCACCTGTTCCACTTCATCCACCCCAGTAGGGCCTTTCTTCCTTGCCATTTCCTCTACCCTCCAACCTTGATGCGAATGGGGACGATGGCGACGGAGTAGTCCCCGAGCAGCCCTTCGTCCGTTTCAACCTTGCCCTCGATATAGCACTGATCCACCAGACCACCGAGCGTTTGCGCGCTCTGGCCCGGTTCCGGCGCGAGCGCCGCCTCCACTGCATCGAGCAGTGGATTGATGACCTCGGCAGGTGTCTTGTTCTGTGAGGGGTCGGTGTAGGCGTACACCCACCACTTGGCGAGCATTGAGTGCGCCGGCGGCAGATTGCCATGTGCGGCGATCTCGTCATCGCCCTGCGCCTGGAATAGCGCCGGGAAATCGCTGGATTTCAAATCATCCCAGTGGCGCAGCTTGCGCCCGCTCGTGGTCACCTGAGCAGTTGGAGCGAGCGCCCAAAGCGCGGCGAATATGGCCTCACGATTCATGAATAACTTTCCTTAGAGTCGCCTGGAGTGCTGCTTTTATCTCAGGCTCTCGCTCTTTGAGTGACGGACGCATAACAGGCCGGGATGGAATGGTGACGCTCTTTTTCATCACCCAGTGGCCGTCCACCTTGAAGCGTAAATATTTCGCGCGCTTGGCCGTGATGAGCGCACCGAACTCGTGGACCGCCATCAGCGGAACCCGCTCTCCCCCGATCTTCGGTACCGTCTTGCTGGAGGAAACGCGCCCGATAATGTCAGAGCCTTCCTGCTTAGCGAAAACGGAATGGATTCCGCGAGCAAGCGCCCCCGTGCGCATGTGAAGAACCTGACCGGAAAGCTTGTCTCTAACGATATAGCGCTGCAACTTTGCTGTTTGCACATTCACCGTTCTAGTGATCGCGGGCCTCAGTGCGGAATTGATACGCGCGAGCTTCTCCTCGAATTCTTTAGAGCCCTTGATCATGCCGGCACCACGTTCTTGTATTGCTGCAGGAGCGTTGCGACGGGCTTTGGCATGTCCTGGGTGACGAACGAAACCGTCTCGCTCCCGAGGTGCTTCGAGGCCTGCCCTTCCTCGCCGATGCGCCGGTACTTCAAAGCGATCAGCTCGATCGCGGCCTGGGTGAGATCGGCCGGGACATCGGCCGGCGCATTCGAGGCGAGACCCGCCGTGTACTCGACAGCGACGTTCTGCACGCCTACCGTGAAGTCGTAGCCGCGCAGGTATATCCGCTCCTCATCGAAGGAATAGCCCCAGCTGGTCGAATCCGGGGCCGCGGCGATCGAGACGGTATCGACCGCGAGCGACACGATCGACTTCACCGGCCGATTGGGAAGGTAGAGCACCCTCTGGCCGTTGCCGTTGAACGTATCGGTGTAGCTCGTCACCGCGATCGTGCGCGATAACCAGCTTTCAATAAAGGCCGACGCCGCGGAGATCAGCCTGTTGAGCAGAGCATCCTTGCTCGTGCCCGACAGGTCGAGATAGTCCTTGACGTCGGCAAGTGCGCACAGAGGCGTGGTCATCTCAGAGCTTCTCGAGATCCTTGACCACGACCTCAAAGCCGTGCGCGATCAGCTGTTCGACGTGATCGACCAGCGCCATGATGCGCC